GTTCCAAATATTTCTTTGCAGATCCTACTGTTATTATTACTCCTCCTGATAAAGCAATCAATCTTCCTAGTGAAGATGTATGTTTTGAAGTAAGTACCGAACAACTTGATAAACTGTTGAAAGCTGCTGCTGTTTATCAACTCCCTGATATTTCTGCTGTTGGTGAATCGGGTGTTGTAAAACTGGTGGTGCGTGATAAAAAGAATGAAACCTCCAATGACTTTGCTGTTGTTGTTGGTGAAACTGACACCAATTTTGTCTTTAACTTTAAAGTAGAAAACATTAAAGTTCTCCCTGGAACTTATGAAGTTGTTGTGTCTCAAAAACTTTTGTCACGTTTTACCTCTAAGAACCACGATCTGGTGTATTATATTGCTCTAGAACCTGATTCAACTTTTGGATGAATATCTTTGTAACTTCGCCTTGGCCTGCAGAGAGTGCTATCTGTCTTCCTGATAAGCACATTGTCAAGATGCCCCTGGAATGCTGCCAAATGCTTTCTATTGTGGCATCTGAAAAATGGGGTCATAACTATGGCCCTTTGTACAAGACTGATAACACTCCTTACCGAACTGAAAAAGGTGCGTTTCGTAATCATCCCTGTACCAAATGGGCAATGGATAGTATCCACAATGCCTATTGGTTGATTAAGCACGGTATGAATCTATGTGATGAGTATTCTGTGCGTTATGGAAAAACCCATTCGTGCTATAATACTTTACTGCAAGCATACTACCTGTTCCCAAAGGGGAAGATTACAGAAGTAACTCCATTTGCTCGTGCAATGCCAGATGAGTATAAACTTGACGACAGCATTGACACTTTTACTGCTTACAAGATGTATATCGCATCCAAACCTTGGGTTGCATCTAATTATCTTCGTATGCCAGAACGTAAACCTGATTGGGTATAAAAAATTATGAGTCGTGATGAATTTTTGTGGGTTGAGAAGTATCGCCCCAAAACAATTGAAGATTGTATTCTCCCTGAGAATATTAAGAAAACCTTTACAGACTTTCTAAATAAAGGCGAAGTGCCAAACTTGCTTCTTGCTGGTCCTGCTGGATGTGGCAAGACAACTGTTGCAAAAGCACTTTGCAATGAATTGGGAGTAGATGTTTATGTCATTAATGGATCCGACGAAGGTAGATTCCTTGATACTGTCAGAAACAATGCGAAAAACTTCGCTTCGACCGTATCGCTTTCGTCAACTGCTAAACACAAAGTCATCATTATTGATGAGGCAGATAACACAACCTCAGACGTTCAACTCCTCCTACGGGCGTCTATTGAGGAATTTGCTAACAACTGCAGGTTCATCTTTACCTGCAACTACAAAAACAAAATCATTGAACCGCTTCATTCCCGTTGTGCCGTTGTGGAATTTGGGATTAAGGGAAAGGAAAAAGTAGAACTTGCTGGTCAGTTTTTTAAAAGACTTCAAAATATTCTTGAAACAGAAGGTATTGAATATGAATCTAAAGTTCTTGCTGAATTGGTCCAAAAACATTTTCCAGATTGGCGACGAGTCCTCAATGAATGCCAAAGATATTCGGTGGGGGGAAAAATTGACGCAGCAATTCTTGCATCTTTCTCAGACATCTCTGTAAATGAACTGGTTAAAAATCTCAAAGATAAAAACTTTACTGAAGTCAGAAAGTGGGTGGTCTCCAACTTGGATAACGACGCTTCTCATCTTCTTCGCAGGGTTTATGACGCCTCTTTTGACTATCTTTCACCCGCATCTATCCCCGCTGCCGTTCTTGTTATTGCTAAGTACCAATACCAATGTGCGTTCGTTGCTGACCAAGAAATAAATCTCCTTGCTGCTCTTACAGAAATTATGGTGGAGTGTGAATTCAAATGAGTAAAGAACATCAAGTAAAGGCAAAGTGGTACTATATCTTTTGGGGTGCTATGGCAGTTGCTGTAGTTGGTGGCCAAATTTATGTTGGTCTTGGTTACCGTGAAATGGCAAAAGCAACTAAATCAACTGCTATTTCTGTTGGATGCACTCCACAATACATTATTCTACCAAAAAATAAAATGGGGGAATTTGAATGATAGTTTCTGAACAAGATGCTTTGTGGGCTGCAGATGAGTTTATTAAGTATTTCTCTCAGATGGGAAATATTGAAGACTACTTGCGTTTTGTTAAGAAAGAAGTTATTAAAAGTACTAATACTCTTGCGCCACTTCAAGATGAATTTTTTAATGAAGATATTCATCCTGAAGATATGGAATTTGATGTAAAATTTATTGGCGATAGGTTTCAACAAGCATTACCGCAAGAACATTACAATACTCTTTTGAGAGCAGTTTCTTCTCATAATAACGAATCAAATATTCCAGGAAGAGAACTTCGTTGGATGTTGTTTGAAAAAAATACTAAGAAGGTTCTTGGATTTATTCGTTTTGGATCTCCTACTATCAATTCAAAACCAAGAAATGAGTGGTTAGGTAAAGTTCCTAATCTTTCTATTTTCAATCGTCATGCAGCTATGGGATTTGTAATTGTTCCTTCGCAACCTTTTGGATACAATTATCTTGGCGGCAAACTCCTTGCGCTTCTTTGCTGTTCTCATTACGCAAGAGAAACTCTTAACAGAGTATTTGAAAAGGATATTGCTTTGTTTGAAACAACATCACTTTATGGTTCTACAACAGATGCATCTCAGTATGATGGGTTAAAACCATTTATGAGATATAAAGGACTGACTGAAAGTAAGTTTCTTCCACTTCTTCACGATGAAGCATTTCATAGACTGCACGATCGATTCACTCTTCTTAACAATAACACTCCGCTGACTGATAATAAAGCTTCATCTAAAAAGATGAAGCGACAGACAAAGATGATTTCCATTATTCGTAATTCACTTCAAGATAAACAAAAACTTAATGAATTTAATTCTATAATTGATGCAGCATTTGCGTTGACTCAAAAGAAGAGATTTTACATATCTGATTATGGATATTCAAATGTTAGAGAAGTAATTCTTGGTGAACAGAAAGAACTTCTTCGTGGTCCTAATTGGGATAAGTTTTATCTAGAAAATATTATTTCTTGGTGGAAAAAGAAAGCAGCAAAACGATATGAAAAATTGAAAGAAGAAAATAGATTCAGAACTAAGGTCGAACTCTGGACTGATGATGATGACATTCAAATTATAAGATGACACACGAACTCAAGGATTGGTTGAACTCAATTAACTTTACAAAAGAAAATTTGTCTGGAGAAATTAAGTCATATCCTCCGTATATTATCAATCGTTGCCTTTCTGGGCACATTGATTGTGTAATGTATGCAAACGAGATGAATATGAATCATCATCTTGATAAAGACCTGCAATATTCTTTTTATCTAAATAGTCTAAGGAAACGGAAGAGATTTTCTCCCTGGCTCCGAAAGGATAAAGTCACGGACTTAGAATGTATAAAACAATACTATGGATATAGTAACGAAAAAGCATCCCAAGCTCTGAAAATCCTGACACAAGAACAAATTAACTTTATTAAAAAACGACTTGATATTGGAGGATCAAAATGACTACTACGGTAGAACCTACTGTTGAATGGTCTCAGGACCAGATGGTGGAGGTAATTCTTAATGAACCTGATGACTTCCTTAAAGTCCGTGAGACTTTAACCAGGATTGGAGTTGCATCGCGTAAGGAGAAAAAACTCTATCAGTCTTGCCATATTCTACACAAGCAAGGTAGATATTATATTGTTCACTTTAAGGAACTGTTTGCTCTGGATGGCAAACACGCAAACCTGACCGTGAATGATGTTCAGCGCCGCAATCGTATTGTTCGTTTGCTTGCTGACTGGGGATTGATTACGGTTGTTAAAGAAGATAGTGTTACTGATATTGCACCACTTAATCAAATTAAAGTTCTTGCTTACAAAGATAAGGGGGACTGGATCTTGGAACAGAAGTATAATATTGGTAAAAAAGGAAAAGGTGTAGAAACCGAATGAAAAAGTGCGGGAAATAACATCCCGCTTTTTTTATGATTTTGTATAATTAGTAGTGGATGCCGTAAGGGTCCACACAATCAAACCTCGCTTTTAAAGGAGTTACTTAAATGACTAACCTTGTCCCATCACGATTTACTGCGTCGGATCTTCCTGCCCTGATGGATAGGATCACACGCAACAGCATTGGAATGGATGAATATTTTGATCGTATTTTTAGTCTTCACGAAACTTCAACAAACTATCCACCTTATAATCTTGTTCAAGTTAGTAATGTAGAATCACGACTTGAACTTGCACTTGCTGGATTTAAAAAAAAGGAAGTCTATGTCTACACTCAAGACGGCAAACTTTTTGTGGAAGGTCAAAAAGAAGATAAAGAAACAGATTCCAATTATCTCCATAAAGGTTTAGCTCAAAGAAGTTTCAAGAGAGCGTGGACACTCTCCGATGATACGGAAGTTAAATCGGTTGATTTTGAGGATGGTCTTTTGACCATTACTCTTGGTAGAATTGTTCCTGAACATCATAAGAGAAAAGATTATCTCTAAATAAAATAAAAAATGAAAACTTTTCTCCAGTATCTTGAAGAATTAAAAGTAATCGGATATAAGATGGCAAAACCTCATTTGGGGTTGCCTAAAGGAAAAGCATATGCGAAGAGATCATCTTCAAGTGCTGGTGGAAGTGGTGGTAATGGAAATGGGGACTAAATATAATTGAATATCGTCGGCGCTATGCCACGGGAGGTAACTGGCAAAATCCAGTTGACACCTCCCATTTTTATTGCTAGAATGACTGGAGGTATGGAGTAAAGATGACAATTAAACTTTTACTTTTAAAGTCGGGAGAGGATATTATCTCTGACATTAAAGAAATGGTTATTGGTGAAGATGAAGACCGTAGAGTGGTTGGATATTTTCTTAACAAACCGTGCTTAGTTAAGATGAGAGATCCAAGTCTTCTTGTCGAAGAAAGCACTGAAGAACAAAAGAAAGCAGCATATCAAGTTTCTCTCTATCCTTGGATGCCCCTTTCAAAAGATTCAGTTATTCCTGTTGCTGCTGATTGGGTAGTAACAATTGTAGAGCCTATTGTTAAACTTTCTGAAATGTACGTGGAGGACGTGTTATCTCGTGGAACAGAAAACGATCAAAATTCTAGCACTGTTGAACAATCAAATTCTGATAACTCAGATTGAAGAAGTTGGTGCTGATATTGGAGAACCTGATTGCAAACTTATTAATCCATTTGTAGTAAGAAGCGATCAAACACTTGAACCATTCCTTTGTGGATATACCAAGGAAAACACTTTTATGATGAGTTCGGACAAGATTTTAACCTTGGCAAATCCAACTCCGACACTTCTTGAAAAATATGAGGACTTGATTAAAGAATGAGATTTTACACTAATGTTCAATTGATTGGAAATCAATTTTTAGTTCGTGGAGTAGATAATGGTAAAAGGTTTGAAACAAGAGATGAGTTTTTTCCGACTCTTTATGTGAAGACTAAAAAAGAATCCAAATATAGGACATTAAGTGGCGAATTTGTTGAACCAGTTAATCCAGGAACAGTTAGAGACTGTCGTGAGTTTTATAGTAAGTATGAGGGCGTAGATGGATTTGAAATCTACGGCAATGACAGATATATCTGTCAATATATTTCAGAAAAATATCCAGAGGATGAAATCAAGTTTGATATTAGTAAAATTAAGCTTGTAACTTTGGACATTGAGGTTGCATCTGAAGAGGGATTCCCTGACGTTGAATCTTGTTCAGAAGAAATCCTTTCAATTACAATCCAAGACTATACAACTAAAAAAATTATTACTTGGGGTGTTAAACCATTTAATAATGCACGTAGGGATGTAACTTATCATCATTGTCCAAGTGAGTATGAATTGCTCAGTCATTTCATCAACTATTGGATGGTAGATGTTCCTGATGTTGTGACTGGATGGAATATTCAGTTGTATGATATCCCCTATATCTGTAAGAGACTAAACCGTGTTCTTGGTGAGAAACTAATGAAACGTTTCTCTAACTGGGGACTTGTAACTGAGGGTGAAATATTCATCAATGGGCGCAAGCACACAACATTTGATGTTGGTGGTTTGACTCAACTTGATTATTTGGATCTTTATAAGAAGTTTACTTATAAAGCACAGGAATCATATCGCCTTGATTATATTGCTGAGGTTGAACTGGGTCAGAAAAAACTGGACCACAGTGAGTTTGATACATTCAAAGACTTTTACACCAAGGGTTGGCAAAAGTTTATCGAATATAACATCATTGACGTAGAACTTGTTGACCGTTTGGAAGACAAGATGAAACTCATTGAACTTGCTTTGACGATGGCATATGACGCTAAAGTAAACTATGCTGATGTGTTTTATCAAGTAAGGATGTGGGACAACATCATTTATACATATCTCAAAAAAAGGAACATCGTAATTCCTCAAAAGAATAAATCATCAAAGGACGAAAAGTACGCGGGGGCGTATGTCAAAGAACCGATTCCTGGGTTATATGATTGGGTGGTCAGTTTTGACCTTAATAGCCTTTATCCCCATCTTATTATGCAGTACAACATCTCTCCAGAAACACTATTGGAAGAGAGACATCCAAAAGTTAATGTTGATAAAATTCTGAATAAGGAACTTACATTTGAGATGTATAAAGACTATGCGGTATGTGCAAATGGTGCAATGTATCGTAAAGATGTTCGTGGATTTCTTCCTGAGTTGATGGAGAAGATTTACAATGAACGTGTAATCTTCAAAAAGAAAATGCTTGCGGCAGAGCAAGAATATGAGAAGACAAAAAACAAGGAATTAATCAAAGAGATTGCTCGCTGTAATAACATTCAGATGGCACGTAAGATTCAACTTAACTCTGCCTATGGTGCTATTGGAAATCAATACTTCCGTTATTACAAACTAGCAAATGCTGAAGCGATTACTTTTTCTGGACAAGTATCCATTCAGTGGATTATGAATAAGATGAATTCTTATTTAAACAAAGTTCTTAAGACTGAAGGTGAAGATTATGTCATTGCATCTGATACTGATTCTTTGTATATTAATATGGGTCCTCTGGTTGAAAGTGTATTCAAAGGCAGAGAGAAAACTACTCAAGGCATTGTTTCGTTCCTTGATAAGGTCTGTGACTTGGAATTTGAAAAGTATATTGAAAGTTCTTACCAAGAATTGGCTGACTATGTGAATGCCTATGATCAAAAGATGTTTATGAAGCGAGAGTGTATTGCTGAGCGTGGTATTTGGACGGCGAAGAAAAGATACATTTTGAGTGTATGGGATAGTGAAGGTGTTCGTTATGAAGAACCTAAACTCAAGATTAAAGGTATTGAAGCAATCAAATCTTCTACTCCTGCACCTTGTCGTAAAATGTTGAAGGAATCATTCAATATTATGATGAGTGGTAGTGAGGATGATATGATTGAATTTATTGAAAATTGTCGCAATAAGTTTAAAAAACTATCTCCTGAAGAGATTTCTTTTCCACGTTCTGCATCTGATGTTCAAAAGTATTCATCTTCTGCAGACATTTATATAAAAGGAACTCCCATTCACGTCCGTGGTGCATTGTTGTTTAATCATTATATAAAACAAGGTAAACTAACTGGTAAATATTCTCTTATTCAAAATGGAGAAAAGATTAAGTTTGTTTATCTTAAAAAACCAAATATCATTCACGAAAATGTAATTTCTTTTATTCAAGATTTCCCAAGGGAACTTAACCTTGACAAGTACATTGATTATGAGTTACAATTTGAGAAAGCATTTCTAGAACCTCTCAAGATTATTCTTGATGTTATTGGATGGAATGTAGAAAAAACTGTAAACCTTGAACTCTTTTTTGCCTAATGGATTTGCCTATTAATGATAAAGAATTGGATACTATTGTAAAAGCACTTGGGTTTGGTGGAGATGCTGCATTGTATCACAAACTGAAACTAGTAAAAGAACTTAGGGAACAAGGTTTACCTTATAAAAAAATACTTCGTGAAGAATATGGGATGGTGGCTTGATGGACTTTCTTAAAGATATTGTAAAAGAAATTGGTGACGACTTCACCAAATTAGCATCAGACATTGATGAGACTGAGACTTATGTTGATACTGGTTCGTACATTTTTAATGCACTGGTTTCAGGTAGCATATTTGGCGGTGTATCTGGCAATAAGATTACTGCTATTGCTGGAGAGTCTTCTACTGGAAAGACTTTCTTTTCTCTCGCTGTGGTTAAGAATTTTCTTGATATTCACCCCGATGGTTATTGTCTCTACTTTGATACTGAGGCCGCTATTACCAAATCACTTATAGAATCTCGTGGAATTGATACTACTCGTCTGGTTGTTGTTAATGTTGTTACTATCGAAGAGTTTCGTACAAAGGCACTCAAAGCGGTAGATATGTATTTGAAAGCACCAGTAGAAGACCGCAAACCTTGTATGTTTGTATTGGATTCTCTGGGTATGCTTTCTACAAGTAAAGAGATTAATGACGCATTGAATGAGAAGGAAGTTAGGGATATGACTAAATCTCAACTTATCAAAGGTGCGTTTAGAATGTTAACCCTCAAACTAGGTCAAGCAAATGTCCCGCTCATTGTCACAAATCATACATATGATGTCATCGGAGCTTACGTACCAACTAAAGAAATGGGAGGAGGTTCTGGACTCAAGTACGCAGCAAGCACGATCATTTATCTCAGCAAAAAGAAAGAAAAGGATGGAACAGAGGTGGTCGGCAATATTATCAAAGCTAAGACTGCTAAATCGCGTTTGAGTAAGGAGAACAAAGATGTTGAAGTCCGTCTGTATTATGATGAGCGCGGTCTTGATCGTTACTATGGTCTTCTGGAACTTGGTGAGATTGGTGGACTCTGGAAGAATGTAGCGGGACGTTACGAGATGGATGGTAAGAAAATCTATGCTAAGCAAATTCTTTCTAATCCAGAAGAGTATTTCACTGAAGAAGTGATGCAAAAACTTGATGAGATTGCAAGAGAAGAATTTAGTTACGGTAAATGATTAAAGTTTTAAAAACTGAAATCAACGTATCTAAAGTTGTAGAACAACTCAAGAAATATCCACAAGACTGGGACCACCAAAAACATCTTAAAGATTCTCAGTCTTTGGTTGATAGGGGATTTGCAGACTTGCCAGTAAGTGCTCTTCAACTTATAATGGGTGGAGTTAAAAGCAAAGAAGACTTTGTTGGAGACTCTGAAATTAATATCAAGACTCCCGCATACGAACATCACAGTGAAATAAGAAAGATTATACGCAAGCACTTTGGAAATGTAGAACTACATCGTTGTGGATTTCTTTCTTTACCTGTTGATGAAATTGTAGGAGCACATATTGATGAGGGAACTTACTATCAAACAAGAGATAGATATCACCTTTCTATTCTTGGTAGATATCAGTATTTCTGTGGAACAGACACAGTGATTGTTGAACCAGGGACTCTTTTGTGGTTTAATAATAAATTACCTCACGGCACCGTTAATATTGGTGACGAGACTAGAATAACGTTTGTATTTGATATACCGCATGGAACAAGTTGAGTTTCTTATTCTTCGCAACCTTTTGCATAATGAAGAATATGTCCGTAAAGTAATTCCTTTTCTTAAGTCTGAATACTTTGAGGACACTAATCAGAAGATTGTATTTGAGGAAATTCTGAAATTTATTCAGGAATATAATGAACCCGCTACAAAAGAAGTTCTTTGTATTGAAGTAGAAAAGCGTCAGGATATCAATGATACTTCTTTCAAAGAAATCACTCATTTGATTGGATGTCTTGATGATGTCCCTGCGGAGTTTAATTGGTTATGTGACACAACTGAAAAGTGGTGTAGAGATCGTGCCATCTATCTTGCTCTTATGGAATCTATTCATATTGCAGATGGAAAGGATGAAAAGAAAAATCGTGATAGTATTCCTAGTATTTTGTCAGATGCTTTGGCAGTATCTTTTGATACTCACATCGGACACGATTATCTGTTAGACTATGAACGACGTTATGAGTCCTATCACAAAAAGGAAGACAAAATTGAATTTGACTTAGAATTCTTCAACAAAATCACAAAAGGTGGTTTACCTAATAAGACTCTCAATATCGCTCTTGCTGGTACGGGTGTTGGGAAATCGCTGTTTATGTGTCATGTGGCTAGTTCCGCCTTGTTACAGGGCAGGAACGTACTCTATATCACTCTTGAAATGGCGGAGGAGCGAATTGCTGAGCGAATTGATGCCAACCTTCTCAATGTCCCAATTCAGGATATTGTAGAACTACCAAAGCAGATGTTTGAGAGCAAGGTCACCAATCTTGCAAAGAAAACTCAAGGTACACTTATAATTAAGGAATACCCTACAGCATCTGCTCATGCTGGCCACTTTAAGTCACTTCTCAATGAACTTGCACTTAAGAAGTCATTTAGACCTGATATTATTTTCATTGATTACCTTAATATTTGTTCTTCCAGTAGGTATCGGGGAAACAGCAACATCAATTCTTATACGTTTGTCAAAGCAATTGCTGAGGAACTTAGGGGGCTCGCCGTCGAGTTTAATGTCCCAATTGTCTCCGCTACTCAGACCACTCGTTCAGGTTATGGTTCTTCTGATGTTGAACTTACTGATACTAGTGAGTCCTTTGGTCTTCCTGCTACTGCTGACCTTATGTTTGCCCTTATTAGCACTGAAGAGTTGGAGGGACTTGGACAGATTTTAGTGAAGCAACTGAAAAATCGTTATAATGACCCAACCATTCATAAGCGTTTTGTGATTGGTATTGATAGGGCAAAGATGCGTCTTTATGACTGCGAACAATCTGCTCAACAAGATATCCTTGACAACGGAAAGGATGAAGAGTATGATTATGAAGAAAAGAAACCTAAAAAATCATTTGAAGGATTTAAATTCTAATATGACTAAAGTTATTGATAGCGATAAGTACATTGAGTTTGTGCGCCAAACCACAAGTCCTGCCAGCAGTGACTTTGCACAACTTCTTGCGCGAATGACAGAACTTGAAGCAACTCACGATGCTGATGTTCCTCGCCTTCTCACTGCTGCTCTTGGTATGACTGCTGAGGCAGGTGAATTCACTGAAGTTGTAAAGAAAATCATTCTCCAAGGCAAACCTTATAATGAAGAGAATGTCTTTCATATGAAGCGTGAACTTGGTGATATCTGTTGGTATCTTGCTCAAGCGTGTATGGCACTTGATACAAACTTCCGTGAGATTATGGAAATGAATTATGAGAAACTGAGTGCTCGTTATCCCGAAGGTGCATTTGATGTTTATCGTTCTGAGAATCGTGTGGAGGGAGACCTGTGAGCGAAGAAAAACAAGTAACAGTTAAAATGGATGCTCGTGCTGCCGCTGCAGTTCGTCAAGTTCTATTTGAAGCGCAACGAGGATATACATATGATGAGGTAAGTGTTCCACCTCGTATTGCTGATATTCGTTCAGTCATTCAAAGTATTGATGATAGTCTAGGTGCGGTTCTTGGTGTTTAATAAATACCTAAAAAACCTATGTATTACTCCGAGTGGGTTAAAATTCTAAAAGAAAAACTTGAAAAAAAGGATAATACTAAAAATAAATCTAAAAAATCTGTAGATAAAGACTTTGAACATTATCCGATGGAACTAGTTTAATTTATAAATACCTAAAAAAGTATTTGTAAAATGGATCCCAAAGAACTACGCGGTTTGCTGGAAGCATACTCTGAAGTTTATGCTCCTCAAGAAGAAATTGAAGAGGCAGTAAAAGGTGCTTCTCGTCACGACACTGAAATGAGAAAAGCAGCAGCATCTGAAAGAAGATCGGGTGTAAAAAATCGTCTATCGGCATCTGCAGGTAAAGCAAATGCTGATAAGATGGAAAGAGACGTGAAATATATGGATAAATTGACTAAAAATAATAAAATCATTGTTGGAATGGCTCACGAAGAAGTAGATATATTTGATACTGTTCTTGAGTTCCTCCAAGTAGAAGGATTTGCAGAAACTTTGGAAGAAGCAGAGTGGATGATGGCAAATGTGATTGATGAGGAAGCGATTGGTATTATTCTTGGCGAAGCAATCACCAGCGAAAAGGGTAAAGCAAAAGCAGCAGCAATGATTGCTGCTCGTTCTACTCCTTCTGGTAGAGCAAAACCAGGACAAGGTGCTTCTGTTGCTGCAATCAAGCATATCGGTCGTGCTAATGTAGATAATCTTGGAGGAACACCACCTAATCTAAAAATTGCTAAAAATCCAGTTAAGTCTAGATCTTATGGTGGAACTGGAAACAAAGCAGCAAGAAGAGCAGCAGCACTTCGTCAAGAAGAGTTTGTTGATGAAGCACAAGAGGCTCGCAACAACCCCGAGAAGTATGAAAGAGAGCAAGCGAAAAAGTCTGCTCCTGTTCGTGGAGAAAAAACTCCTATGCCCCCAAGAGGTGATAAGCGTAGAGAGGACTTTGAGAAGTGGTATGCTGCTAATGTCCGCTGATAGATAAAGCGAAAGATTACTCTTACCCACTTGACTTTTAGTTGAGTGGGTTTTATAATATCTACATTAGGGGATATAACTCAGTTGGTAGAGTGTCTGCTTTGCACGCAGGAAGTCAGGAGTTCGAGTCTCCTTATCTCCATTTCTAAATACTTGAAAGAGTATTAATATAAATGGCAAACCAAGGTCTGCAATTTGAACACGCAGTAATGTATGTTGCTACATCCAGAATAATTGATAGAGATTCCGAGCAAGAAGCGGAATTCAATAATTCTGCTAAGCAATGGAGCAGTATTCCTCAGAACATAAAAAATACTGCTGAAAAAATTGTTCTTGATATGGCACCATCTACTGAACCACAAAGACAAAATTATTTTAAATCATTTAAAAAAATGAGCGGTGGTGGAGAGGAACCGAAAACTGATATATTGTTTAAAGTTGGAACTAAAAAATATAAGTGCTCTATGAAATGGGGGAAATCTTATCAATTGACAAGTGCTGGAGTTGATAAGTCAGTTCAAGTCTTTACTGAGGTTTTAAAAAAAGTTGCCAAAGATATTAACCTTAATAAGATGGATGTTAATACCTTAGGAAATTTGCAGTTGGTGTTAGAACAAATTTCAAATAAATTTGAAAATGCATCTGGAACGATGGACCAACCAACTGCTAAAAGATTAATGAACGATGTAAAAAAAGCCGGAGGCATAAATGAACAGTTGCAAGATATACTTGGGTCTAAAAGAGCACCTACTGGAGATGTTGCATATGATGCGTTTAAATTTGAATTGACAAAGGAATGTATGACTGGCGAGATGTTATTTGATGGTGATGATAGATCAGCAACTCATTTATTTACGGAAGATGGCATTAAAGAAATAACGGATGATGTTGTTAGAGATGTTATGAAAATTGCAGGAGTTAGATTGTCGTTAAAGGGTCGGGGAACAAAGAATGGAGTTAGACAGAATGCAATTTCTATAAGATATGAGGTTTGATAAAAATAATAAATAAAAGTATATCAAAACACAATATGAAGAGTTTTTTCAAATTTTTGTCTGAAGCATCAGAATCGCAAGCAGCAATGCAGGCGAAGAAACTTGGATTGCGCGGAGACGGCCACGGCGGATGGGTAGACCGTGCTGGAAAGTATGTTGCAAGAACTGATAAAGGAAAACTCAAATTCATTGATGGACGCCAAGCGGCACAACAAGAACTAGGAGCAGCAAAACAACCTACAGGAGCTGCACCCACACCACAACCAAAAGCATCGCCGCAAGCACCTGCATCTGCATCTCCTAAAGCATCAAAAGGAGCATCAGAGGAGCAAGCACCAGAAGATGGCGATACTATCACTATCGTATTTGGAAGATTTAATCCCCCCACAGTAGGGCACGAAAAACTCTTAAAATCAGCAAAGAGAATTTCTACTGGTGGTGCAATTAAAATTTATCCATCAAGAACTCAAGATCCCAAAAAGAATCCTTTGGATCCAAATACCAAAGTTTCTTATATGAGAAAGATGTTCCCCGAATTTGGTGAAGTAATCATTAATGATCCAGATATGAAGTCTATCTTTGATGTTTTGGTAAATGCAGATAAAGATGGATATTCAAATGTAAATATTGTAGTTGGATCTGATCGTCAATCTGAATTTGAAAATCTTGCACAAAAGTATAATAATGATCTTTATCAATTTGATTTGATTCGTGTTGTTTCTGCTGGTGTAAGAGATGCTGATGCGGAAGGCGTGGAAGGTATGTCCGCATCCAAGATGAGAAAAGCGGTAATGGATGATGACTTCCAATCTTTCAGAAGGGGAACACCAAAAACTCTTGATGATGGGGACACACAAAATCTGTTTAATTCTGTTCGTCAAGGAATGGGTGTAAAGAAATCAAAACTTAAAAAAGAAAGTTACAATCTTTGGGAAATCGCTCCAAAGTTTGATCAAAGAACTCTTCGTGAAAATTATATTGCAGGAAAAATTTTTAGAATTGGTGATAAAGTTCAAAACTTAAATACTGGATTAATTGGTGAAGTAATGCGTAGAGGAACCAATTATCTTATTTGCGTCACTGAAGATGGAAATATGTTTAAATCTTGGATTAAAGACGTGATGGAATATACTGAAGTGAAAATGGAAAGAAAAATGAGAGTACCGGGAAAACCGAATACATTAGTAGGAACTGGTGGATATTTTAAGTATGCAGTTGATATGACGCCAGGATTTAAAAAAGGAGATAAAACCAATCTTCAGTATGGTGCAAAATCATATAGTGGATATAAACAATCTAGTATAAAGGAATTCCTAAATAAGTATAAGGTAAAAAGTAAGTAGAATTGCAATGTCCACCAATCCTCTGAATGATATTTCCCGAGTTTATCTGGAACAGATCGCTGCTGTTGAAGAAGGTGTGAGACCTACTCCAGTTGATAAACCACTTGATAAAGCAGCGTTCAAAAAACGTAGAAGAAGTCTTGTCGGAAAAGAGAAAAGTGCAGAGGCAAGATCGAGAGGGCACGAAGGTAAAGAATGGTATAACAGTGGAAGAACTTATAGTCCTGATGAAGCAAAGAGAATGCGTTCAAAACTGGATGATGAAGAAAGAAGTACAAGACATCGTAGTGCTGTAGACCCTGAGGGTGATGATAGTAACTACTCTGCAGATAAAACAAAAAATCCAAAGAAACTCCGTAAGCAAAAAGCAATGGGAGAGTCTGCAGTTCCTGGAAAACCAGCAGAACGTCTTGGTGCAGTAAGTGCTATTCCAAAAAGTGAGCAAGATGCTGCAAGAGAAAGAACCCTTGCAAAAGCTGCTGCAATCAGAGCAAAAAAAGGTATCACTCAAGAAGGTCTTGACCCTGTAGGTAAGGAAGATGCTGATGTTGATAATGATGGTAAGAAGACCAAGAAAGATAAGTATCTTCTAAATCGCAGAGAAGCAATTGCTAAAGCAATTTCAACTCAAGAAGCACTAGACCCAGTAGGAAAAGAGGATTCTGACATTGATAATGATGGTAAGAAGACCAAGAAAGATAAGTATCTTCTAAATCGCAGAGAAGCAATTGCTAAAGCAATTTCAACTCAAGAAGCACTAGACCCAGTAGGAAAAGAGGATTCTGACATTGATAATGATGGCGATGTAGATAAGTCGGACAAGTATCTTCATAAGCGTCGTAAGGCAATTGGCAAAGCAATTGCAAAGGAGGGATATTCGAATTGGAGGCAAGATCTTTCCGAAGTAATTAAAGATACTGAAACCGAAAAGAAAATTACCGAAAAGAAAGTTAATAATAAAATTGTAATCAATCCAAAATTAGATCTTGGTGAAGCAGTAGAAGAAATGGGCGGAACTCTTCTTGAAATGGTAGAGATTGATGAAATGGATTATATTCTTGAAAGTGTTTATGATGAACTTTTAGAAGAAGGATATGAGGAAGATGATATCGAAGAAGCGATTGAATATTCATTAACTGAAGCAAAAGTAACCTTCGGTCACGATACTGCTCCCGCAAAGAAGAGAAGTGGATTAATGACTGCTGCAAAAGCAAGACTTTCTTCTCTTAAGAAGTCTGCAAAACAGGCAGTAGCAACTGGAGCAAGGAAAGTTGCTAAAGGTGCATTGGGTGTTGCTCGTAAGATGGAATCTGGCGATAAAAAACCACGTACCGCAGCAAGAAAACCATCAACTTATCGTGGTGCTGGTGTAGGAACAAAGGAAAAAGTAAGCAGTGGATCTTACAAAGCACCTGAGAAGAAGAAGACAGAACCAGTTTCTGATCCTTGGGAAGGCAGTTACAAAAAGTCTTCTGAGGTAAAAGCAAAACCTAAAAAAGCAGCTGCACCAAAAGCAAAGGCACCTGCAAAAAAGAAAAGAACTAGTAAGTTAGATGCTCTTCTTGCTGATGTTAGAAAAGAAGAAGTTCAACTTGCTGAAAAAACTCTGACTACTTCTGAAACCAAAAAGAAAGAAGAAATTGTAAAGTCAATGAAGGACAAGGCAGCAGACTTTGAGAAGAGATATCCTGGTCGTGGTAAAGAAGTAATGTATGCTACTGCCACTAAGATGGCCAAAAGGATGACTGAGCAGGCAATGGAACTTCAACCTAAAAATCAGTCACAACCACAACAAGATCCCAAAGCAAAGGTAGCAGTACAGAGAGCAAAGTCTGCAGAGATTAATATTCTCCAAAAAAGACTTCAAGCAATTCGTCAAACACCAGCAGGAACAGCAGTTACTGGGATTGGAGGATGATTTTCTAAATAGAGTTGGATACTCTCTATACGGAGGTCATTATGGGTGCAGTAGTAGCAGTGGTAAAACCACTTTTAATTTCAATTGCAACACATCCAGCAGTTAAAAATCTTGTTCTCGACCTACTGAAAAAGTATGTTGATAGTACAGATAACAGCATTGATAATGTAGTTTATACTCTGGTTAAGGAAAAACTTTTTACTCCTGAAGTGTGATTACCTGTTTTGTAACTAACTGGGGAGTAACCATTGTCCTTGGTCTATTGTTAACTGCTTCAGAGTGGTTAGCAAAAACAAAAAGATTTGAGGAGAATGGTTTACTTGATTTAACAACTAACTTTTTGAGAGTTGTTTTACGCAAAGGGGATCAAAAGTAAGGTCTCCTTTTTTTATAAATATCTTATAGCAAATAAAATTTTATCGGAAGACAGACATGGCACTCTGGGGAAACAATGATAATGTTGGTTCTGGCGGAATAGTATCTCTTAACTACTCCACCCTTATTGTAACTGGTTCTGGCACCACTTTTGGTAACGCTGGTGCGGCAAAAACCGGTGATGTAATCAGATTTGGTTTTCGTGGCACTGGTGGTACTTATTTTGGAGATGCTGTAATCGTAGGTATTGCTAGCACAACCCAATTAAGTATTGCATCCACTGCTGGTCTTAGTGGTGCTGCTATTGCTAATACTTCTTTCTATATCAGTGAACTTCCAAAATATACAGTTCTAGATGCTACATTTAGTCAAGCAGGTTACGGTGTAACTGACAAACAAGTTTATGGAATTTCCACTGATGGTGTTCCTGCAGCATATCGAGGATTTACTCATCAAGGTTGGGTAGGAATCACAACATATGTTGACTGCCAAGGAAACTTTAGAGTTAAGAGTGAAGTTTTAGTTGCGATGTCTGGTATTACTACTGGATCTGACGGAATTTTATATCCAACTGCTAGATAATTGACATATGATTTTTAATGAATTGAATGAGGATAATTTCCTCTTATTTGCAATTAAACATTATGAAAATCCTCAAGCGGTGACTAAAGAGGATTTTGAAAAAGATTTAAATCATTTCAAATATATTAAAAGACTTTTGAAACGATACAAGAATACGGGTGAGCTAAAAACTCACCTTCTTCTTAATCACTTTATTATTCTTTATAATATTTTTGGTGAAGCAACAACTCCAATGTTGTTCTTTAAGATTGAAAAGGATTTATGGTCCTCTATGAAAAGTTTTATTATCTTTTTGAATAGACTTCCCGAATATCCAAAGTCTACCATACACGATATACAAGTTGATTTAAATTGTTTATCAGAACTTCAAAAAATCTACAATGGATCCCAAGAAACTTGATAAAATTATTTCTATTGTGAGAGAGCAAATGGTAGCAAATGCACCAGGAACTCAAGGTGGGTTTTCTGGTTCTGCAGATCTAAAAGGACCTGTTGCTGGATTTGATCCTGTAATGGGAACAACAAGAAGAAAAGGTCCTCAAATTAAACTTCCACCAGGTTCTCGTAAACGTTGGCAGAGGAAACAAAATGTTTAACCCATCATCAACAGAAACAAAAATAGCTCTACTTGAAGAGCGCATTAATGTTTACGAGCAGATGATGGAACGCATTGATACTGCGATTCAAAAGATTGGTGAGACGAGTCAAAATATCAGTCAAATGCTTGCTGTTCATAATGAAAAGATTGAGCAATGTAATAGAACAGATAATATTATTGTTAAGATGATTGAAGATATCAAAGAATCTTCAAAAGTACAACACGAAGCAATTAGTAAAGAACTTGGAGAAAGAATAGAAAAGGTTGAAGAAAAAGTAGAATCACTATCAAAATTTAGGTGGATGGCTGCAGGAGTAGTCGCCATTACTTTAATTTTTGCACCAGTTATTACAAACTTTATTTCAAATAATTTTTCATCTCACGTAGAAGAGATAAAGAAATAAATAATTGAGTGTTGGCATAAGATGCCAATGAAAACTCAAAAGAAAGTAACTCTGTATACCCTACAAAAGGCAACCAATTCAGTCATTAAGTGGACCGCAATAATGACTGCTCTCTGCCTTGACAAAGCACGTTAATCTGGTAGAATAGATCCACAGGTTAATGTTTGTTTATGGACTTTGTTGATGTAAAATACATCAATTTGATATCTTCTCGTTTTCAAAAATTCAAGAAGGTAAAAAATAATCTTTACAATTTTCGTTGTCCGATTTGTGGCGACTCTCAAAAAAATAAAAATAAGGCACGAGGATATCTGTATCAAGTAAAAAACAATACAAACTTTAAGTGCCATAATTGTGGTGTTAATGTTTCTTTCAATAATTTTCTCAAGCAGATAGACTCTGTAATTTACAAACAATATACTTTTGAGAAATTTAAAGACGGAAAGACTGGTAGAAACTTCACTGTTGAAGAACCAGTGTTTAATTTTGAGACACCAAAGTTTAAACCAAAATTAGATTTACCAAAAGCATCAGAAAATTCTGATGCAAACGAATACTTGATAAAGCGAAAGTTAAACCCACATAACTATTATTACGCCGAAAAATTCAAGTCGTGGACCAACTCATTAAAAGAAGTCTTCGATGATACTACTAAAGATGAACCTAGGATTATTATTCCTTTGTTCTATCAAGATACCCTTGTTGGATTTCAAGGCAGAGCACTTGGTCCAAACAAGATTAAATACATCACCGTAATGTTGAATGATGATGCACCAAAAATCTATGGACTCGATGAAGTTCAAAACGAAAAAACTGTATACATCACAGAAGGTCCCTTCGACTCAACTTTCATTCCAAACTCTATTGCTTTGTGCGGCGCTGATGGTGATGTCAGTAAGTGGGGCATTCATGATTGTGTTTGGATATATGATAACGAACCGCGTAATCGAGAAATCCTATCAAGAATTTCCCGTATTATCGAAGTGGGACAAAAAGTTGTCATCTGGCCTTCAACAATAAGGGAAAAGGATATTAATGATATGGTTTTGTCTGGACTGGATGTTCAGTCTGTGATAGAATCAAACACATATTCTGGTTTAGAAGCAAAACTTAAATTTACTACCTGGAAGAAAATATGAGTAACGGCACCAAAGTTAAAAAGCGCGACGGACGAATTGAATCTCTTGATTTAGAGAAGATGCATCTAATGGTTGAAGAAGCGTGTAAGGGTCTTGCAGGCGTCTCTGCGAGTCAAGTTGAGATGCAATCGGGCATCCAATTCTATGATGGTATCACCACCGCAGAGATTCAAGAGATTCTGATTCGTTCTGCTTCTGACCTGATTGATTTGGATCATCCAAATTATCAATATGTTGCTGCTCGCTTGTTGCTATTCTCTGTTCGTAAACAACTTTATGGGAAGATGAAAGAACTTCCTACTTTAGAGCAACACATTATTGAGTGTGTTTCTGTTGAAGTTTACGATAGCGATATTTACACCAAATATTCTCAGGAAGAAATTACAAAAGCGGATAGTTTCATTGATCATGATCGTGACTATCTTTTCACTTATGCAGGTTTACGTCAAGTAGTTGACAAGTATCTGGTACAAGATAGAAGCGGTGGTGGTGTATATGAAACTCCACAATTTATGTACATGATGATTGCACTGACTATCTTTGCAGAGTATCCTAAAGAAACCAGAATGTCATACGTAAGGAGATACTATGACGCAATCTCAAAACACAAAATCAACATTCCTACACCAATCATGGCAGGTGTTAGAACCCCACTTCGCCAATTTGCAAGTTGCGTTCTTGTTGATGTTGATGACACCCTCGATAGCATCTTCAGTTCTGATATGGCAATTGGTCGGTATGTTGCTCAAAGAGCAGGAATTGGTATCAATGCAGGTCGCATCAGGGGTATCAACAGTAAAATCCGTGGCGGTGAAGTGCAGCATACAGGTGTTGTCCCATTCCTCAAAAAGTTTGAAGCAACTGTCAGATGTTGTACACAAAACGGGATTCGCGGTGGAAGTGCTACTGTTCACTTTCCAATCTGGCACCAAGAAATAGAAGATATTCTAGTTCTTAAAAACAATAAAGGAACGGAGGATAATCGTGTTCGTAAACTTGATTACAGCATCCAAATCAGCAAACTTTTTTATGAAAGGTTTATTCAAGATGGTGAGATTACGCTTTTCTCCCCACATGATGTCCCTGGACTTTATGATCGCTTTGGACTCCCTGGTTTTGATGAGCTCTACTGTGCATATGAAAAAGATTCGTCCATTAAGAAAAAAACTATTAAGGCACAAGAACTCATTCTTAACTTACTCAAGGAACGTGCGGAAACGGGTCGTGTCTACATTATGAACATAGATCATTGCAATTCTCACTCTTCCTTCAAGGATAAAGTTGAGATGAGCAATTTGTGCCAAGAAATTACTCTTCCCACATATCCCATTCAGCACATTGATGACACTCATGGAGAGATTGCACTCTGCATTCTTTCTGCTATCAATGTTGGTAAAGTGAAATCGGATGAAGAACTTGAGGAACTTTGTGAACTTTCGGTACGTGGTCTTGATGAATTGATTGACTATCAAAAGTACCCTGTAGCAGCAGCAGAAATCGCCACCAAGGCGCGTCGTTCTCTTGGTATAGGATTTATTGGTCTTGCTCACTATTTGGCAAAACTTGGGTACAAATATGGATCTCAAGAAGCTTGGGATGCTGTTCATGGACTTTCTGAATCTTTCCAATATTATCTCCTGAAAGCATCTAACCAACTTGCAAAAGAAAAGGGATACTGTGAATATTTTGGACGCACAAAGTATGCAGATGGGATTCTTCCTATCGATACATACAAGAAGGATGTAGATGAAATTTCTTCTATCAAATTAGAACATGATTGGGAAAGTCTTAGAGCATCAATCTTGGAACACGGTCTCAGGCACTCAACACTGTCCGCACAGATGCCATCGGAGAGCAGTTCCGTTGTGTCAAACGCAACCAATGGAATCGAACCACCTAGAGATTACTTGTCCGTTAAGAAATCAAAGAAAGGACCACTTAAGCAAATTGTTCCTCAATATCATACCCTTAAGAATAATTACACGCTTCTTTGGGATATGCCTAGCAATACTGGTTATATTAATATTGTCGCAGTTATGCAAAAGTTCTTCGATCAAGCGATTTCTGGAAACTGGTCCTATAATCCAGAAAATTATGACAACAATGAAGTTCCTACTTCAGTGATGGCAAATGACTTTTTGACTACATACAAGTATGGGTGGAAAACTTCTTACTACCAAAACACTTATGATATTAAAACTGATGAGGTAGTAGAAGAGAAACCTAATCTTCAAGATTTGCTAGGTGAGTTAAGTTCAGTAGAGGAGGGAGAGTGTGAATCCTGTGCAGTTTAAGATTTCTTCCGTAGAAGAACCACAAATGAATATTAAAGGAATGACCGTATTCAATACGGAAAAAGTGGATACTAAAAAGCAACCAATGTTTTTTGGAAAACCACTTGGAGTTCAAAGATATGATTCATACAAATATCCAGTCTTCGACAAACTAACGACCCAACAACTTGGATACTTCTGGAGACCCGAAGAGGTATCTCTCCAGAAGGATCGTGGTGACTATCAAACATTACGTCCTGAACAAAAGCATATCTATACTTCTAATCTGAAGTATCAAATTATGCTTGATTCTGTTCAAGGTCGTGGTCCTGGTATGGCATTTATTCCATACTGCTCACTTCCTGAATTGGAAGCGTGTATGGAAGTGTGGGGATTTATGGAGATGATCCATAGTCGCTCATACACATATATTATCAAAAATGTTTATTCGGATCCATCCGAAGTGTTTGATACAATCATTGGCGATGAACGTCTTCTGGAACGTGCTAGAAGCGTTACAGAGTCATATGATGACTTTATTCAGTCTGCACAAAGTTATGGTACATCTAATGATTGGATGTATAGACTTGAAGGAGTAAACACTGCAAAGGAAACACTCAATGATGTCAAACGAAAACTGTACAGAGCAGTCGCAAACGTTAACATTCTTGAAGGTATTCGGTTCTACGTTAGTTTTGCTTGTAGTTTCGCCTTTGGTGAACTTAAGCTTATGGAAGGATCAGCTAAGATCATCTCTCTTATCGCAAGAGACGAAAACCAACATCTAGCACTTACTCAAAATATTTTGAATAAGTGGAGAGAGGGCGACGATCCTGAAATGCAACAAATTGCAAAAGAAGAAGAAGAATGGGTTTATGCAATGTTTGATCGCGCTGTAAACGAAGAAAAGAAATGGGCAGATTATCTGTTCAAAGATGGCAGCATGATCGGACTCAATGACAAGTTGTTACAACAATATGTTGAATGGATTGCAAACCGTAGACTAAAAGCAATCGGTCTTAAACCGCAGTATGATATTTCAGCAAATAATAATCCACTACCTTGGACTCAGCACTGGATTTCCTCTAAAGGTCTCCAGGTTGCTCCCCAGGAAACCGAAGTAGAAAGTTATGTAGTCGGTGGAATTAAACAAGATGTGAAAAAAGACACATTTAGTGGTTTTAAATTGTAACAATCAATTTAAAATTTATAGATAGAGGAGGTAATACTCCTCTATTTTTTTATGATTCATATCACAGACATTTATTCTTTAAAAGCAAAAGTAGAAAAACTTAAATTTAAGTTGGACGAAGAATCAATATCATCCCATGAGAAATGGATTGCTAATAAATATCTGAATCATGTTTTAGATTATATTGATGAGTTGCGATTACGATAATCCGTGGTATTATAACGGTGAACCTTTTGAGTCTAAAGATATTGAAGATTATTTTGGATTTGTTTATTTGATAGAGAATAAACTGAATAGTCGAAAATACATAGGTAGAAAATATCTATGGCAATTTAGAACTCCAAAGGGTAAAAGTCGTAAAGTTAAATCAGAATCAGACTGGAAAAAATACTATGGGTCTTGTCCGGAACTTAAAGAAGACATTATCAAATTTGGTAGAGAGAATTTTAATCGAACTATCTTATCATTACATAAAACAAAGGGCAAAACAAACTACGAAGAGACAAGACAACTATTCACGAATAACGTACTCACAGAGTCCCTTGACAATGGAGAACCCGCATTCTACAATAGCAACATCCTCTCAAGGTACTATCGAAAAGATTATTATGAACGCAACGACTGAAGATATTGTTGCTCACGTTAGAGAATGGTCTCTCGATCGTGCTGCAGATAAAAGTATTTCAAAAGCAGATGCTCGTGCCATCCTTGCAGAGTTTTATGAATGGATTGAACCAGAAGATGACGAACTTGAGATTGTCTCTCTGGAACCAGAATCTTGACAAATCCTAAATAAAAACTTATAATGTTTACAACCCACCCCTCAAAAGGTGGGTTTCATATTATGAGACTTTGAGAGTGAAATTAGAGCCGTGGGGTCTGCCCTCTGAGAAGAGGGAAGTGCGCTTTCCCTATACGGATGTAGAGTTCAATTTAAGTTAGTGCAAAATTTCTTTACAGTAGCCCTGCCTCTCGCGGCAATGGTTACAACCAATACGGCAACACTGCCATTGTTTCCACCTCCTCCCGTAAGTGCTCCGCCATTTGCAATCGTTAAGGAGTTTGAAACACCGACAGCAACCAAAGAGGTTGTTCCTGAAAAGCCAAAAGAGAAGAGGCTAATTTGTAAAGGGTGTAATGAACATGAGAATGCTACCCTGGCATACTTCCAGGATCGTGGTATTAAAGACAGAAACGCCCTTGCTACCATTATGGGAAATATTAGACAAGAATCAACATTCGTTCCTAATATTTGCGAAGGTGGTAGCAGAACCAGTTGGAGTAACTGCGGTCGTGGTTACGGACTGATTCAATGGACATCTGCCAATCGTTATTATGGATTGGGTGATTTTGCTAAGAAGTTTGGTGGTTCACCATCATCACTTCATACGCAACTTCGTTATCTAACGACTGAGGTTCAATGGCAACGAATTGAGGATAGGATGAAAACTCCGGGTAAATCTATCAATCGTTACATGGACTATGCGTATAGTTGGATTGGTTGGGGGCATCATGGTGCCCGCACTTCGTATGCTCATGAGTATGCTTCCAAACTGATCACGGTAGAAGTTTGATACAATAGAATATACAACCGAATAATAAATAGAGAGGAGTGTTGCACTCCTCTTTTTTATGTTTAATTTTAACTTCGGAAAGAAGAAACCAGATAAGAAGCAGATAATCCTTATAAGCGTTGTACTCAGTGGTATTGTGGCAACACTCTCCCAATGTACTGGAACGTCTTCAGAGCGTCTCTGGGACCTTCTAGACGAGGCACAGAGGACGTTCTTCCCTCAGACCATAATCAACGATGTTCTGCTCCAAGATCCCAACCTCATCAAGAGGAGAGTAGAACGTGATGTAGATAAAGCCATTCGTGATTATGAACGCTTGACAAGAGAGTCAGAACCACCTAGAGTACCTTTGCCACGGTTAAGCGAGAAAGCTCCAGATGGCTCTGAGGCTCAAAGATTATTGGGAGGTGAAATGAGGTTATGTGCTCCTTGGGTTGACACCTGTCCCAAGGACTGATATGATATCAGAGTTGAGGGCAAGTAGCATAATGGATAATGCAGCATCCTTCTAAGATGTCGATTGGGGGTTCGAGTCCCTCCTTGCCTGCCTTGCTTCAGTGGTGGAACGGTAGACACAGCGGACTTAGAATCCGCCGCCTTAAAAAGCGTGGAAGTTCAAATCTTCTCTGGAGCACTTGACAATCAAACCTAAATGGTTTATAATTGTCTCATGCGAAATTAATTCAGCGGTAGAATGTCTGCCTTCCAAGCAGAACGTCAGGAGTTCGAATCTCCTATTTCGCTCTTGGTGGCACTCGCTAGGTAGATAACCTAGAAAGAGACTACCATTCCCTCTGGTAGTCTATTGGTAAGGACAGGCGGACAACGCACTGGGAAACTGGGTTCGATTCCCAGACAGAGGACCATTCCCCTATAGCTCAACGGCAGAGCAGAGAGCTGTTAACTCTAAGGTTCCTCGTTCGAATCGAGGTGGGGGAGTTGGAAGTGATCCTGCGATAACCTCAAGAGCACTCCTTCCAACTAAAACCTAGAATATTTCTAGGTCAGGGGGATGGCCTCCCCTGTTTCGGGCGATTAGCGCAGCGGTAGCGCAGTTGCTTTACACGCAATTGGTCGGCGGTTCGAATCCGTCATCGCCCACTTGATAAATACTTAAAAAAAGTATAATGGAAAAACTGTTTAAACTCTTAAGTGATGCTCAGTCATCACTTTTTGTTTTGTTTCATAAAACTTGGGCATTTCATTGGAATGTAGTTGGAAGTGATTTTACTCAACTTCATCAACTTTTTGGTGGACAGTATGAAACTATGTTCGAAGAGATTGACAGACTCTCTGAGCATATGAGATACTTAAATATTAAACCACTGAGTTCACTTTCAAGAATGCTTGAGGTTACTCAAATCAAAGAAGCAGCAAGTTCAACAGGAGCAAAAGAAATGCTTCAGGAACTTCTTGAAAATAATGAAAAGTTTTGTGAGTTAATGCAAGAGATTTCAGAAGAATCTGAATCACAAAAGCAATATGCAACTGCTAATTTGGTCCAAGATTTAATGGAGTCTCACGGAAAGTTTGTTTGGATGTTAAGATCACATTTACAGTGATAAGGATGAAGGACAATGTTATCGATAAGATGCAAAGATTGTAATAAAGAATTAATTGGACACCCTACAAAAACAATTACTTGTGGGTGTCCTAATATGTCTTCAATTCGTGGTGATAAAATTTCAGCAGTTGACTTATCACGAGTTGTTATGCTAAACTCTTTAAAAGAAAATCAAAACAAAAATGTGCTGACTTCCCAAGATATTGCTTGGCAAGAAGCACGTCGCCAGCGTAAAGTGAAGCGACTTGATTTTGAAGTCCGTTGAGGACTTATTTGGAAGGAGTCCGGTTGGTCGAGGACACCGCCTTGAAAGCGGCTGGGTTTAAAAGCTTCGCAGGTTCGATTCCTGTTCCTTCCGTTTAAATGGTTACAAATTTAACAATTTCTTCAACACTGTTACGTATTGAACACAAATGATTGACTTTGGAATTTTAATGATTAGTATATAGTAGTATATTAATCTACAACTTATGGATCAACGCACCTATGATAATTGGGTGAAGATCAAAGAGACTTTTGAATCCTCTGGGAATACCGACAATATGTTCTATAAGAGAGCAGTTGAAATAGTCAAAACCAGAAGAGATCCTCTTGCAAAGTATCTTGGAGATGAAAAATGATGGAACCATTTGATGATGATTATGTAACTCGAACAGAAGTGCAGGAGATGATTGATGCCGCAATACGACGACACAACCGTAATGCTTCTATCATTAGTATGTGCGTAGGTTGGGTGGTTCTTTCTTTATTTGCTGAGGGACTTTTGAGATTAGTCGGCGTTATTCCACCTGTACTACCGTGGTTAAACATTACCTTAAAGTAAAAGGAAAATGTCTACACATACTAAACAAAGATACGCATTTGCCGCATCAGCATTTGTAAGAATGTGGGGAAGAGGTGCATTAACTGATATAAAAATTAAACAGTTTTGTGTGGAATGGGCCCATAGGAATGTAGATGCACCATTGGATAACACTGTTGATCAATACTTCTATTACGAATTTAAAACTTGGAGGGGATACTGATGTTTCATCTAGTCGAAGTTCTTGCAGCAAGCCAATTATGGTTAGGACTTTGTGGGGCAGGGTTGACAGTCGCTCCAATTCTGGGTATAATGCTTATACACCGAACTAAATAACGGTACAACGGGGTGTAAGTCAGCGGTAGACGGCATCTTTTGGGAAGATGAAGACGGGAGTTCGATCCTCTCCACCCCGACTCATAAAACTTACTTTATGAAAATGAATCAAGAAATCGAAGAACTTCAATCATTTACAGTCGAAGAGTTTCAAACAGATTTTGATAATCTGATAGACAGGGTTGAGCACGGCGAATCATTTATCATAACAAGCGAGCATGGAAATGCAATCATAGTTCCTTATAATGAAGTTGTAGAAATATGTGAAGAGTCAAAGATGGATTTTGAAGAGATAATCAAAATCCACACTGATCACGAAGAAGGATCGTGATTTGATTGGGACTGTCGCCTATGGGTTAAGGCCCACTGCTTATAACGGTGTGAACTGAGTTCAAGTCTCAGCAGTCCTACTTTGCTCGTTTACCCATCTGGTTGAAGGGACCGATCTCATAAATCGGCAGAGGTCAGTTCAATCCTGACAACGAGCACTTGACAGAATCCCTGTCAAACCTGTATAATACATAGGTCAACATTCAAAACAATGACTCTCACAGTAAAATTCAAGAAAGACGTTCAAACCCTTCGTGGCGCAGCAAACGGAGACTTTTATCTTGATGTAAAGAATCCGAAACTTTACAAAAAAGTTCGTCGTTTCTATGAAAACGAAGGTGTAGTATTCTCTGGTGATCCTCTGGATGATTATGAAATGCTTATGGAATATGTCTCTAGTGATCTTGAATCTGTTGAAGTAGCATGACTAAAGTTCTTTTGGAACGTGAAGGATATCGCTTCGTAGAAGTGGGTATTCTTGAGATAAACGGTAAACCCGATTATCGTATGCAAAAACAAAACGAATACACTAAACGATGGAATGACATTTATCTTTTTGATAATGTGCTACAATGTTCTACTGCAATGGAGGATATTGAGTATGCGAAATGGTTAGATCCTGATCGCGTTCCTTGTTATGTTCGAGGTTCCGAAGAGTATTGGGATTAATCGTCACGGATGGACGTTAACAGCACTGGTCGGGAGCAAAACCCCCTTATGTCTAAATCTGATTTACTAAGGTGGATTGGAAATATTCTTCTTATAATAGGTTATCAAATTATGTTATGGGGAGATTTTAAAAATGGTTTATTGTTAAAGTCTATTGGAGGAATACTCACAGTACCTTTTGCAATCAAACTCAAACTTTGGGACGTATTATTTTTATGTGCGTTCTTTGGTATTACCGAGATATCAAAGTTAACCCAACTTTTCTTGGTTTCGTAAAACCAAGTGGTGGAGTCAAATGACCCCTTAAGGTTTCTTGCTTCCTTAAAAAGTAAGTGGTGCGGATGGGGTAACCCCGCCTGGTTTCCAATTTCCAGTCAAAGAATTGGTGGCGAGCCTGAAAGACCTGTGAGGGAGTTGACAACAACTCCCTTTTTTTGTACAATATATAAAAAGAGTTTTAGTGTAATCTATGAATGATTATAAAAAAACAGCACTTGTACTTGGTGCTGGCGGTTTTATTGGAAGTCATATGGTAAAAAGACTTCGTTCAGAAGGTTATTGGGTACGTGGAGTGGATCTTAAACTTCCCGAATACTCTGAAAGTGAAGCGAACGAATTTATTATTGGGGATCTACGCGATGTTTCTTTTGTAGAAAGAACTCTTCAGTATAAAGGACCTTATCGCAATTTCTATAATTTTGTTCCTTCAAAGTATATTGATACTTTTGATGAGATTTATCAGTTCGCTGCTGATATGGGTGGCGCAGGATTTGTTTTCACTGGTGAGAACGATGCAGATATTATGCATAATTCGGTTACTATTAATTTGAATGTTCTTGAGGCACAGCGTCAGTTAAATGATTTTAAGGAAGTAAATAAAACTAAGATCTTTTATTCTGGTTCAGCGTGTATGTATCCAGAATACAATCAACTTGATCCCGATAATCCTGATTGTCGTGAAGAATCTGCATACCCTGCAAATCCAGATTCCGAATATGGATGGGAAAAACTCTTTTCAGAGAGACTATATTTTGCCTATTATCGTAATTATGATATTCCAGTTCGGGTTGCTCGCTATCATAATATCTTTGGTCCTGAAGGAACTTGGGTTGGTGGAAGAGAGAAAGCTCCCGCAGCAATTTGCCGCAAAGTAGCAGAACTATCTTTAACCGGCGGAACTATTGATGTTTGGGGAGATGGTAAGCAGACTCGTTCTTTCCTTTATATTGACGAGTGTGTTGAAGCAACACGTCGTATGATGGATTCTGATTTTATCGGACCTGTGAACATTGGATCTGAAGAAATGGTTACAATTAATCAACTTGTAGACATTGCTGCTAAGGTTGCTGGAAAAAATGTTGAGAAGAATCATATTGATGGACCTCTTGGTGTTCGCGGCCGCAATTCTAATAATGATTTAATTCGTGAGAAACTTGGTTGGGACTATTCACAAACACTTGAAGATGGAATCAGAAAAACATATAATTGGATTCACACTCAAATATATAAAGATAAATTAATGCATCATCCTGTTTGATATGGTTGAATATAAATTTTTGGATGATTGCTTACAAGTAGATAAAAGTAAATTTAAATATGAAAATTGGTATTTGATGAACTGGGGAATGGGAGATGCTATTGATGCAACTCTTTTTCTTGAATCAAACTCTCCAGTTTCTTATAAAATTTTATGCAGACCTGGAATTTTTAATGGTATTAAATTTGTTTTAGATAATTTTGTAACCAATCCAAAGTGTGAAGTTGTTGAAGTTTTTCCTTTAGAAACTGGATATCCAATTCCTGAAGAGGAAGTTATTATGTCTAAACACGGTTTTTATCCCCAGGATTTAAATATTTTGAGTAATGCACATAATATTAAACAACTTAAGGTATGCCATATGGCACCAAAGATGTGGTCTGTTACCCAGAATCTTCATAGTACAGGAATTCTATCAAACATAGAAAGGTATTCTAATGTAGAGAAAAATATTGAAGAAAAGACTTGCATTCTTTTTCCAGAAAGAGGTGACAGTTACCAACTAGATGATTCTTTTTGGAATAATATTGTCAATAAGATGAAATCGAAAGGATATAAAGTAATTGTAAATTGGACTAATAAAACAAATGTGTTTACCAACCAAAAAATTTTTCAGGGTACTGAAAGATTGGATAAACTAGAACTTCAAGATCTTTTAGATTATTTGGTTCGTCATAAAAATTTGGTTACCATTGGGCAGATATCAGGAATTTTTGTTTTACTTAAGTACTTTGAATTTTTAAAAATTGCTTTTTTTATAGATTATAATGATCCTGAGATGAAAGATCCAACAAGAGCATTGTATGAATCTTGTAGTCTTTCCGATGGTCTTTATACAAAAAATATGATAGAATTTAAACTATCAGAATTTAATATCAATCAACTTGACCTTGTGGTTCCATGAAAACAAAATTTAATCTGGTTGGAAATACTTTTACGCATTTGACAAACGGGAATAAAGGATACTCTGTTCACGGCAAAGAATCTAAGTATATTGAATGGGTCAGCGATGGAACTGGAGAAGCAACATTTTATATTGACAGCACTCTTTCTCAGGCAACCATTGATAAAGTTTCCGGACCAAAATACGGGTGGCTTCTTGAATCAAAATACATTACTCCTCAGATTGTAGAGTCTGTTAAAAGTCATCCCGAAAAATATCTAGAAGTATTTGATACAATTTTTACTCATAATCAAGAACTTTTAAAAATTGATTCAAAATTTAAATGGGTTCCCGCTCAAGGATTTTGGATTAAAGAACCCAAGATTTATGAAAAGTCAAAAATGATTTCTATGATCGCTTCAAACAAACAAATGTGTGAAGGTCATAGACTTCGCCTTGAATGGATCGAAAGACTTTGGGGGCAAGTTGATCTTTATGGTCGTGGATTTAATGAGATTGCAAATAAAGAAGAAGGTTTGTGTGATTATATGTTCTCAGTTGCAATTGAAAATGGGCAATACGAAACTTACTTTACAGAAAAACTTTTAGATTGTTTTGCAACAGGAACTATTCCAGTTTATCTTGGTGCCCCTGATATTGGAGATTACTTCAACAAGGATGGTATTATCGATTTGACAGATGAGTTTTACATCTCTGACGAATTGTATTATAATAAGATAGATGCAATCAAAGAGAATCTAGAGAAAGTAAAAGAGATGGAAATTCTTGAAGACTATATTTACCTGAGGTATCTAAAATGAGTATGTTAGGAGCATATGCCTCTTATAATGAGGAAACTGGATTTAACGAATATTGTCCTGGAGAAGTATTTGTTGGTATTTTTGAACGGATTAATATCCATCCAAAGGGGATTATACATGTTGGTATGTGGGATTTTTGTGAACACGCATGTTACACAAAACTAGTTGGTAATAAAGTTATTGGTGTGGAAGCAAATAAGTTCATCTACGAAACAATGTCAAAACCCGTAGCTGATCGTTGCGGTTATAAAAGTTTCAACGAATATCTTTATAGTGAAGATAATGTTGAAAAAGACTTCTATATGGCAGGGGAGGGATCAAGTTTATATCCTGGACCATCTTATTGGAACAAAACTAACTCAGTTAAGATTAAAACTAAGACTCTTTCTACTTTGATTGAAGAAAATAATATTGATATGAATGAATATGATTTTCTAAACATCGATGCTGAAGGAGCAGAACTTGATATCTTAAGGGGGTTTGAAAAGTATCTCTCATATATTAATGTAATTGATTTGGAAACCTCGGTTGATGATCGCCATAATAGTGGAGTAACTCACGAATTGGTTGATGAGTGGTTAAGTGAAAGAGGATTTGAACTTACTGAAATGTCTTCTTCGTATAAACATCAAGGGTGGGGAGATTCTTTGTTTGTAAGAAATACGAGGGATCACGCACCATTTAGAAAGTGATTAAATAGTCTATTATTCTTATAAAAAAATGCTTGAGAATTACGCAAAAAATGAAGATGGTATCATATACCAAGTAAATAGAGAACCATTTAAATACGATGAATTTTATTTGAAGCATTATAAAAATATGGGTTCTCTTTTACAACCAACCTCCATGTTGAGACTTGGATATATTATTGGATCTATTGGGAAAATACCTACTAGTTTGTTAGATGTTGGATATGGTAATGCTGCATTTTTGAATTCTAGTCGCCCACTAATTCCTAAACTATATGGTAATGATGTTGCAAGGCAACTTCTTCCAGATGGAGTTGAATATGTTGAAGATATCATGGAAGAAAAATATGATGTAATTACTTTTTTTGATTCTCTAGAGCATATGGAAGACATTGAATTTGTGAAAGATTTGAAATGTAATTATATTTGCGTATCTCTTCCTTGGTGCCATTACTTTAACGATGAATGGTTTGAAAGTTGGAAGCACAGAAAACCAGATGAACATCTTTGGCACTTTAATAAGGGATCCTTGGAAAAATTTATGACTAGAATGGGTTACGAGACAATTGATATTTGTAATCTTGAGGATGCTACAAGAGATAATGGAGAAAAATACGAAAATATTCTTACAGGAATTTTCAAAAAAATTAAGTAATTATGAAAAAAATTGCAGTAACTACATGGGTTACGGATGATTACCGTGATTTTATTGGAGTAGAAGAACTAAAAAATTCTTTCAAATACTTTCATCCAGACGTGGATTTCTTTGTATTTGATACAAAGATGACTGAGGAAGCAAAACAGAAAGATCCTTGGTTAAATCCCGTATGGATGATGCCTCCAAGTTGTCTTCCATTTGTTGAAGATTATGATATGGTTGTTCATATTGATGGCGATTGTGTTGTAACTGGACCTCTTACGGAACTTTTTGAAAGTGATGAAGATTTAATTGGAGTTAGAAATAACAATTCATTTGGAAAGGCAAGTTCACATAAAGGAATTACTATTGCTCACCTCCATCCATTTGGGGAAGGCCATCTCATTCCAGTTCAAAACTTTATTAATGCTGGTTTGATTGCATCAAACAATAAAGAATTTTGGTATGAGTGGCATGAATTAAATCGTCAAGCATATAAAATTAAGACCGAAATAAATCCATATTTTCATGGTCTTGGTGATGAGCAAGATACTTTAAACCAAATATTTCATAGTGGTAAGTATTCTTCAAAAATTATTGATGCCATGGGAACAGGATTGTCTTATGGTTTATGTAATACTTGGGGAAATCAAACTCATTGGGACAGTTGGAATAATCTTTATGTTGAAAATAATGAATTGTATCTTGACGATCCTGTAGATAATGTTAAAATGAAAGTGAAGGTTTTGCACCAAGCAGGTGGGTCATTGGCAAGTGAGTTAAATAGAAAGCATGGAACATTTAGAAATTGGTTAAAATCTACCTTAAAAGGAGATGTTCTTAATTACGTAAACAAGGTATCAAAATGACAGTTTTAACTTTTAAAGACATTTGTAGAAACGAAATAGATTTATCTTCGTCTGAAAATTATAAAAATCATGCATTTGCTCAACATTCTTGTGTGGGCGCGATCGTTCAGCAATTTGATCAAGATTTTTATTATTTTCTTAAAGGACAAGAAGACTTGAATATTATTGATCTTGGTGCAAATGTAGGTTTGTTTTCTTTATACGCATCACCAATCGCAGAAAAAATTTATGCAGTAGAACCAACTCCATCTCATTTTTCCCTTCTTAAAGAATTAGTTGAGTTAACTGAAAGGACTAATATCGAACCACTAAATCTTGCCATAGGGATGGAAGATGGTGAATCTGAATTTTTTGTTCATGAGGGAAATTCAACAATGAATTCGTTTGTTAAGCATACTACTAATCCTCACAGTGAAACTAGTGTTTTGGTTAAAACTAAAACACTGAATAGTTTGATTGATTCTTTAGGTTTGGATACAGTTGGATTTGTTAAAATGGATATTGAGGGATTTGAAAATCAAGTTATTTTTGAACCTTCTTTTGAAGAAGCAGTCAGCAAAATTGATGCAATGTATGTGGAAGTTCATGATTTTGAAGAAGCTGGTAAAATGCAGGTGAATTTTAATAAAATAAAAGATCAATTTGTATCTTGGGGTAAAACTGTAGAAAAACTACAGTTTGATGGTATGTTTGTTTATTGATCAAATGAAAAAACTTTATCGTAGACTTCTTGATATTTGTTATCAAAATAAATTACATCATCTGGGAAGTTATTTTTCATCATTACAAATTCTTGACAACATTTATAAAAATATGAATAAGGATGATATCTTTATTCTATCTAATGGACACGCTGTTGTTGCTTTATATGTGGTGCTTGAAAAGTATCACGGACTGGATGCTCAAGAACTTCTTGATAAGTATGGTGAACATCCTAAAAGAAATGAACTAGATAAGATTTTTTGTTCTACAGGAAGTCTTGGGATGGGAATTACTGTAGCAATTGGAAGAGCGTTGGCAAATCCAAAAAGAAATGTTTATTGTATGATTTCTGATGGAGAATGTGCAGAAGGATCTGTATGGGAAGCACTTAGATTTTCAAATGATTATGGAATAAAAAATCTGCAGATTTATGTAAACGCTAATGGATGGGCTGCATATGATCCTGTTAATTTAATTCTTCTAGAAGATCGCATCAGAGCATTCAATCCCAGAGTTAAATTTTGTAGAACATCTGTAGAACACTTTGGACTAAAAGGTTTAGATGCACACTACACTAATTTTACAGAAGATCAATATCAGGAGGCAATTAATTCATTATGAGACGTAGATTTCAAGAACTTCTCACCGAAGAAATGAAAATCAATAAAGATATTTTTCTTCTTGTTGGAGATGTTGGATATAAAGTATTTGATCATCTAAGAGATGAATTTCCAGAACGGGTAATTAACCCTGGTGCCGCTGAGCAGTTGATGATTGGTATGGGAGTTGGCCTTGCTTTAGATGGAAAGATTCCCGTTTGTTATTCTATTACTCCTTTTGTTTTGTATCGTCCCTTTGAGTTTATTAGGAACTATTTGCACCACGAGCAAATTCCTGTTAAACTAGTAGGTAGTGGTCGTGATGATGACTATGGACCTTGTGGGTTTTCTCACTATGCGTGTGAAGACACTAAAGTGTTAGAAGCACTTCCAAATATTGAAGTGTTTCGCCCACAATCACCAGAAGAAGTTGATATTAAACAATTTTTGTATTCGGGCAAACCATCATACATTAACTTAAAACGATGAAAATTTTATTCACCGGCAGCCGCGGTAATCTTGGTAAAGAACTTATTCCTCTTCTTGAGGAGGATCATTTAGTTCATTATTGTGATATTGATTATGCTAATTTTGATTGTGTAAATTCTTTCTTTCGTAATAGGGAGATTGATTTTATAATTCACGCAGCTATTCGTGGTGGTCGTCGTGTTCGTGCCGATATTGCAGATGATTTTTACAACAATACAATGATGTTTGAGTGCCTAGCATCTCAAAATGTTCCAATGATTAATCTATGTAGTGGCGCTGCATATGGTAGAAATGATGATATTATGTCTGCATCGGAGAGAGACTTTGGAAAAAGAATTCCAGAAGATTATTATGGATTTTCGAAGTATTTGATTACTCATAGAACACATCAATTAAAACACGTATACAACCTGAGATTTTTTAATGTCTTTGGTAAGCAGTCGCCAAAAGATATGTTCACCACTGCCAACATTCTCAATTACATTAATAAGAGAGAGATTGTTATCTTTAAAGATAAATTTATGGATTTTTTTGGTATTCTTGATGCCAAAAAAGTTATCGATCTTTATCTCAGCGGCAAAAAAAATCTTCCACAAGAACTTAATCTTGTTTATCCAGAAACAACTAAACTCTCTGAAGTTGCAGAAATGATCAATAATCTTTCTGATTATAAAGTTCCTATTGACATTCTTGAATGTGGATTTGATAAGTCTTATTGTGGTAGTAGTGAGTATCTTTATGATCTTGGAATTCAGTTTAATGGACTAAAAAAATCACTTCAATATTGCTATGATAGTTTTGTAAAAAATGCCAAATAAAGTTTGTTTAATATATCAACCTCTGGGGTTGGGAGATATACTCTGGGTTCAACAAATTATTGACACTATTATTTCTGATGGATATATTGTTTATTATCCAGTGGGAAATATCTACTATGACATAGTATCTTCTTATATCAAGAAAAAAAATTTAATTTGGATAAAAGAAACCGATGATTTTCCTTTAAAGCAGTATTATGGGCAAATTAATTTTCATCAAACTGAAAATGAACTATATGTCCCGTTGAGTTATGCAGATAGGTACGTTCCGAACGCATCTGTAATGATTTCAAAATACTACTTTCTTTCTGTTCCAATTGGTGATTATCGTAAGCATTTTTCAATTAGGAGAAACTATGAGAGAGAAAATAATCTGGCTCAAAAATATGGATTGATTGATGATTATATTTTAATAAATCCATCTTTTGGCACAGAGTCACAGCAAAGAGATATTGTAATTGAAACTAATTCAAAAGTTCACTATATGAATATTCAACAGGATCGTGATAATGAATTTCATATTTTTGACTGGATTATGGTACTTGAAAATGCAAAAGAAATTCATACAGTCGAAACATCTTTATGCTATTTGATAGATAAGTATTGCAAAAATACTAAGTTGCATATGTATGAAAAAAGAACTTCTTCTCAACCTAATACATATTATAACAATGTAAATTTAGTTTACCGCAATTCAAATTGGATTTATGAAAATTGAAGTATCGATTGGCGAAATAGTTGATAAGTTTACTATTCTAGAAATAAAAGAAGAAAACTGTTTTGATTCAGATAAATTAAAAAATATTCAAAAAGAATTAACTTACTTGAAAACCATTGTAAGTGATTTAGATGTTCCTAATGAACTAGTAGATAGTCTTCGGTTGGTAAATAGAGAACTGTGGAACATTGAGGATGATATCCGAGTTTGTGAAAGCAAGTGGAAATTTGATGATGATTTTATTCAACTTGCAAGATCAGTTTATTATACAAATGATAAAAGATTTCAAATAAAAAACGAAATTAATTCTCTTATGGGAAGTAATTTTAAAGAAGAAAAAATACTCCCAAAATATATTTGATATGAAAGTAGTCGTTCCAATGTCAGGAATGAGCAGTAGATTTTCTTCTGCTGGATATAAAATTCCAAAATATTTGATTGAGGTTGATGGAAAACCTGTCATTGAGCACATTGTAAATCTGTATCCTAAAGATACTGAATTCGCTTTCATTCTTAATGAAGAACACTATAAAAGTACTGATATTGTTGATTTGTTGCAATCAATCACCAACACTCCTTTAATAGTTGTTATTCCCCCCCACAAGAAGGGTCCAGTATATAGTGTTTTTGAAGAAAATTGGATAATCGATGATGAAGAACAAGTCATCATTAACTACTGCGACTTTTCAATGCATTGGAACTATGATAACTTTGAACAATTTGTAAATGAAATGGATTGTGAAGGGTGTGTAGTTTGTTACACCGGCTTCCACCCCCATATGCTTGGGAGTGACAACTACGCATTTTGTAAAACCGATGAAGTCAATAGAATCTTAGAAGTTCGTGAGAAGCAACCATTTACAGATAATAAGATGTCTGAGTTTGCTTCTACGGGAACATATTATTTTAAAAAAGGAAAATATATTAAAAAATATTTTAAGCAATTGATGGATGAAGATATCAACATCAATGGTGAGTACTATGTAAGTCTGATTTATAACTTACTTGTTCGTGATGAACTTACAAGTCTTGTTTACGAAGTTCCTCATATGCTTCAATGGGGAACTCCATTTGATCTTAATGTTTATAATAGTTGGTCAAATTATTATCGTAAAGCACTAGACGGTCAGAAAGAAGTTAGACTAGAAAACTGCACTCTTGCTCTTCCTATGGCAGGTGCTGGGAGTCGTTTCTCAAAAGAAGGATATGAAAAACCAAAACCATTCATTCAAGTCAATGGTAAAGATATGGTAGATCAGGCAGTTCGCTGTCTACCAAAAACTGATGATGTCATTTATGCTTGCTTAAAAGGTCATCAATCTCCTGGTCAAAATACTGTTTGGATTGATGATGTTCTTGAAGGTCAGGCGTGTACGACAGAAAGAATTGTCAATTTGATCGATCCAGATTCTTCTATTTTAATTTCTGCTTGTGATAATGGAGTATTCTATGATGCTGATAAGTTTTTAGATTTGGTAAATGATGAAGAAAATGATATAATTGTATGGACATATAGAAATAACTATACGAGTCATTTGCAACCAGAAGCATATTCTTGGGTTAAATGTGATGAGGATGGGAATGTAAGTCGTGTTGATATTAAAAAATTTACTGGAACTGATCCTGTAAACGAGTTTGCCATTACTGGAACTATGTTTTTCAGATCAAAAGAAATCTTTAACCTTTCTCTTGAATCTCTCTACAAGAATAATAATAGAACTAATGGTGAGTTTTATGTTGATAGTATGCTTAACGAGGCAATAGAGTTGGGATACAAAGTGAAGAACTTTGAGATAGAGAATTATATTTGTTGGGGAACTCCAAACGATTTAAAAACATACGAATATTGGCAAAGATTTTTTAATAAAGTTGATTGGCATCCTTATGAATATTCAAAAGACTATTTTACCAATTGAATATTGGAATTCTGGAAGAACAAGAATCATTAAGGAGAAAGATGAAAATGGTAGAGACATAGAAGTCGCATATTTCTTTTCTTGCCAATTTGTAGGTCTTTCTAAGCATTATCCTCAACCACTAATCTATTCGCATCAAACTCAGAGACTGACTCTTCCAACCAAAGAAATGTTTATGTCTCTTGGT